AATCGCTTGTGTAATCTCAGACTCCTTATTCATCTGTATATTTCGAATGTACATTGGTGAGTGTTCTGCGTGGATGCCAGACGCGGTCTGGAGTAAAACTGATGCGTTACCAGATGGTTTTACACAAGTAGTACGAGCAGCAGGGTTAATCCCAATAATACTAGCAACTTCTTTATTAACCTTCTTAACAATGTTTGCTCCCTTCTTTAGGATCTTTTCATCAAAAAGAACATCAGGGTTATTCATCCACCCTGTAATGGACACACCTAATAACGCTTCACGATCAAATATTTTCTTTGATGTATCTGAGATAAATTTGAAATCTGTATATCCCGCCTGCATAGTTCCTAAGATTGCAGCTGCACGACATGCTTGAAAAAAGTGTTCTTCACTACTACACATACCACCATTGATCTCTGTCAAGTTACAACCTTGCCAACCAGACTTACCTTTGTGTTGTGGGAACATTCCTATTTCCACACATGGGTTAGTCGTATGTTCTTTTGATGTTGTGAAGTAGAAGCCTGGTTCTCCGAATGACTTGACTGACTCCATTATGTTTTTGAACATTTCTGGTGTTGCTTCGTCTCGAACAATCACTGCAGAGTTATTAGATCTACCACGTTGTGGATTATCCATAAACCAGTTACCAGTTTTCGCAGTCATCATTTCGTCATCCTCTGGAGAGAACAAACAGATTGTTGCGGATCTTCGAACACCACCAGATAGAACTGCGTCAGCAGAATGCATACAAACGTCATACACTGTAATAGGACGCATGTCAATAGGTTCCTTTGCATCCATAACTAGACCTTGTAACATATGTTCAATCTTGTCAAGTGTTCTGCGTAAACCTTCTGGGCCTGGTGCTTTAAATCCACCAGAGATCTTTGCACCCTTCGGACGAATCTGAGACAGATCAAAGAATACTCTACGACCTTCATAGTCTGGATGTTTACCACCACCCACAAAATAAGAAGACATCAACACGTCTAGTGCGGATGCCCAACCCTCAATGGAATCTTCTACGATGTAACCTTTTGCTTGTTTCGTTCTCTGTTGTATCTTTGGTAGTTTTGCAACGTGATGGTTCTGTACGGAAAAACCTGCACCTGCACCACATAGTAGAATATAGAAATATTCTCCAAAGAACTCTGGACGATCTGCATAAGATGATGTACAATTGTACATTCTCATTTGGTGTTTCATTAACTGATCACCACCGAACTGCAACGCACGTTGAGCACCTAGTACTCTCTTTTCTTTATAAGCGAGTCTAGCTTCTTCGATATAACTTTGTAATTTATTTAATTTATTTGAATATGTATTTTCGTGCATTAATAGCACACGATCTACGGCTTCGTCCCAAGTCTCATAATTATTCTCTTCGTCTTTAAATCTCGAATAACCGTCATAAAACTTTGTCTCAGACAAAAACTCACGTGTGTCTGCAAATCGGTTTTGCATACTGCGATTCCTTTGGTTGATTGTTTTTTCAGATGGTGATATTATATATCATTTTTAGGGTTTTGTAAACCCACAATATGTAGGTTTTTTTAAAAAAATTTATCTAGATCGTGCTTTTTCTACCGCCCTAGATCCAAACCAAAATGATATGATTGCGGCAAAGATTGCCTTTGTATCTTCATCCCACAGTAACTGTATTGCCTGATCAAATGGTGTACCAACTTCTAGTGCATTCATCAACAATGTAATTTCTATTGCGGCGAATAAACCAAAGAAGGCATACGTAATGACTGGTCTCACAGATTTCTGTAATACAGATGTCCATCCAGTTGATTGCATGATTGCAGTGTCGTGAGCAATGAGTCGTGCATGTTCTTTGTCTGCACCCATCTTGTCATACATCTGCATATCAAAGTCCATGCCTTGTTGTTTCAACTCTGCCATGGCTTTCATTTTTTCTATCTCGTGTTTACGATCACCCTTTGCCTTAAACACGTCTAGGACTTGTGGAAGTGCTGATCCACCAAATCCTATTAAAGATCCTAATAAACTTAACATTCTATTTTCCTTTCATACAGTTTATATATCTAACCTTTATGGGATAGTGTCAAGATTTTCTGAAGAAAGTGTAAGTGATACAATTGGTTCTATTGCGTAACTACCAGTGTTATAGTTAACAGTTTCAAATGAACTTCCAACATCAACTACAGAATAAGTAATAAAGGTAAAAGTATTTGGAGAATATGTGCCATCCGTAGCTGTTTGACTAGAAATTACAAGATCACCGTAAGTTCCTGCAGCTTCCAAAATATTTACAGGCATTTTAATAGGTGCTTGTTCAAAATTTGGACTATAGTAGTGATGAGAGTTTATCAGTAAACTTCCATCTGAAGTCATATCTAAAGAAGGCCTTCCACCAAAGTAAAACTGATAATTAGATACAGTGGTATCTATTCCATATTGATTCTGAATCGTTCCATCAGTAGAATATTTACGTATAACATATTTCTGAGGTAAATCATCTTTATCTCGACTAAGCACCCATAAGTTATCATCATCATCTATCACAAGACCTATATGACCCGATGCATCTGGAGCTGTTTTTCCCCACATCAAACTACCATTACTCTTGTTAAGTTTAAACAATACTGGTGTTGAATCAATCGTACCATTATCGGTATAACCTATGAAATATGGATTATTATTTGAATCTACCCTTACTACGTATGGAACATCATAATAGTTTGATGAATTTTGTTGGCCGAGCATCTTGCGCCACTGGAAAACCATCGAACTATTGAATTTTGCTATCAACATGTGTGGAAAACCATAACCTGTGTGATCACGATATTGTGCACCACAGACATAAATGTTATCATCTCCATCTATTACTATACTTTGGTCGCTTGCCTGCTCATCAGTATTGGAATTTAATTTCCACATTCCCATTAAGGCACCAGTACTTCCGTTTAGTTTTGCAATATAGAACTTTCTAATGGAGGTGTCACGCAATTGTTGACTTCCAACTGCTCCACTACCACCTCTTCTGCTAGTTCCTAGCACCCATAGATTACCAGAACTATCTAGTTGACCGCCACCTGGCTCAGGAGTAAAGTAGTCATAATTAGTAGTAGTGGTAGTTGGTTTTATTATCTTTGCCCACGTAATAGCACCTGCAGATGACCATTTAATTGCCAGTGCTAACTGAGGATCAGGGTATCCCGACATGTTTTCTCCATACCCATAGTCAGAACTCACTGTATAGGCAGAGGTTGAATCTGCTGTAACGCTTTTTGGTCTGGCATAGTATGCATTACCGTTTAATGATCTTCCCCACTGTGCACTACCAGTAGAATTATATTTGATTAAATATGTGTTATTCGCCTCTTGGCCTAATTGATAAAAATCACCGCTTGTTGCTTCAACAACTCCCCTAGTAGCTGCGAAAGCATTACCACTTGGAAATCCAGTAAACAGTGCTCTATTCCACCAACCACCGCCACCACCTGCAGGACTATACGATATCGTTGCTGCTTTGGTGACAAAGTTAAAACCATCAGACCACTTGAATGTGTAGATAAAATCACCATTAGAATCCGTTAAATTACCTGCAGCGACCTCAATACCAATACTATCAGCGGATTTGGGTGTAAATGTAAATACAGAAGAGTCATTACTGATAGATACCATATATTGAGCACTATCAGTACCAAAACTTAGGTTTGCCAAATTTGGATTATCCGAGTCTTGCGCCTTTGCAGTTATGATGAGAGGTGTTGCGGAGTCAACAACAGAGTATGATGCATCTGGTTCTGTAAACCATGTAGGTGAGAAAGGTACATTTGATCCTGTATTATACCATCCAGATCCGTTTGAGACATAGATTCTACTATTTTCTTCAACAAATGCTTCTTGACCTGCAATTAAACCTGAAATAGGAAGAGAATCTAAAGTGGTAAAAATGTCTATACCAGATGGTACATCATTATTAGTAACTGCTTGGTTTGTTACTCCACTTCTAATAGTCTCACTCAGAAACTTTGATATATCTTTATTTTTGCTTACCACTAAAACTATCCACCAGATCTATGTACCAGATGTTGCATCTAACCTGTATCTTCCACCAGCGGATGCAAGTGATCCAAAGGTACTAGCAATTGCATCAGTACTCATATTTAATTCTTCTATGTTACTATACATGCCACTAGAGTATCCACCACCTATAACACCACTTGTGGCATTATTTGTTGCGGAAAGAGAATACTTAGGTGCACTTAGACTAGCAACGTTAGTTCCAGTTCCGCCTGTTGTAATAGAATGTTTATCTACATGGTCAATGTAAGTCGGACTAGAACCATTAACACCACCTGCAGTAAAACAATAAGTCTCATCTGAAAAACCTGCACCATATGCTCTGGCATAACTACCTGAGAAACTTCCAAAACCAGAAGCAGATCCTGTAGTTTGTATAGTTATTCTTTCAAAATAAGCAATATATTGTGTATCTGAACTTCTTACTCCACCACTAAAACAACCATATGTATTATTTCCGCTACTAGCAGATCCAGCAGCTGCCCAACCCCAACTTAAACCACCAAAATAACTAGAGGAACTTGTTGTGTCTATTGTAACATAATCCATTCTTTCTCTAAACTGCCAACTACCACTAAAGTAAGCACCACCTCCAATTACACCTCTTGTCAAATCTGCAACTGCACCTACAAATCCTTTTGTTGTATCATTCGTACCAAACGATGATGTTGCAGCGCCTACAGTAGAAGGATTTACATATTCCATATTACTTGTATAGGTATTACCGCCTGGTATTTCACCATTTGCAAATACAGTCCTTGCTCGATTACCAAAAGATGTATGACCACCTCTACTTATATTCATATCTCCGAAGTCTACTGTATCACCACCAGTCGATATTGACATGTATTCAATAGGATTAGAACCACCACTACTTTGCGTACCACCAGAAAAAAGTGCTCTATCAAATCCACCACCCCCAGATGGACTATACCCAATAGTTACTGCTTTGGCAACAAAACTAATACCATCAGACCACTTGAACGTATAAACAAAATCTCCGTTAGAATCTACTAGATTTCCTGCAGCAACTTCTTGACCAATGCTATCTGCACTCTTTGGAGTAAATGTCCAAACAGACGAGTCATTGGTTATAGTCACCATGTATTGAGCACTATCAGTAACTATACTCTGATTTAACAGATTTTTATCGGGATTGTCAGAGTCTGTTGCAAGTGCAGTAATCACTAGTGGAGTTACAGAGTCGGCAATATCATATGATCCATCTGGTTCTGTTGCCCATGTAGGCGTTTGATTCACTAATGAAACATTATACCAACCAGATCCATTAGTAATATAAAGTCTATTATTTTCTTCAACAAATGCACGTTGACCTTCTGCAATACCATTTATTGGTAATGAGTCTAATGTGTCAAATACATCAAGTGCTGGAGTTTCTCCACCGACAGTAAGTGCCGCATTTGTGGTATTACTTGCTTCTGTCTTTCCTAAGATCCTCGCAAGATCTCTGGTACGACTACTCATCCGCCTATTCCCTTTGCATCATAGTAGTCACGAAATCTTTTTAACAATACAGGTTTTGCCTGTCCTGTTAATGATTTCTTAAATCTTTTATCATGTATTGATGAGGTATGAGATTTCTTTTTCTTTCTTGGGCCCATCACAGTATCTTTTGGATTAGGAATATCTCCAGTACTGACTGTAGGAACATCCTCATTTATCTTGAGTTCTTTTCTCAGTGCATCAATTTTCTTAACTATCTCTTTTTGTTTTGGAGATCCAGGCATTGCTTTCATTGCAAGGTTGTATAACTTGTACAAGTCAGACATTTGATTGCCTGGCCTACGTGATGCAAACGCCTCTTTCTTTAACCCCTTCTTGAGTCTCTCTAGATCTTTTTTGAGTTTGTCCGTATCATTAGGTTTTCTAATACCAGACTTTGTTACATCATTTCTACTCATAGACAATTCGTCTACCTTCTTATCTCCGTCCTTAGACATCGAACCAGTTTTAACAACACCTGTGTTTTTTATTTTATTAATAAGTTTGCCTATGCGTGGGTTTCTCATTTGTAAATCTCTCTTATAGTAACGTATACTTTTTGATTAGTTCTCATATGAGTTGCTTCATATATGTCAACTCCGAATACATCACCAATAGGATAACAGTCTTCTAGAATACGTATCTGATCTTTTGCATTACACATTTCTTCTATTGTACTGTTCAATACTTTTGAATCTCTTAGTCTATACACTCCATGCGATAACTGTTTATCTTCTACTACAAACCATTCACTGTTCTCATTTAAAAAATCTAGAGATTCTATTCCAACCTTTTCACATATTTGTTTCAGTTCCTTGTCGGTCATTCCAGTCTTTTCTTTGATAAGATAGAGCGCTGCCGCAAAACTTCCAAGTCGTGATCCTCCGCCTGGTGCTTTTGATACGAGCCTTTTAATGTTAGCGCACAAGCGAATGAAAGGAGTCCAAGTAGAACTCTTCTCCAAGTTATCAATTTTAACACTCTTGACACGCTTACCATTTTCGTCTATAATGCCTGCTTTGTACGCATCCCAGTCTTTCCAGTCTAGTACCAACATACGAATAAAACGAAAAGCATATACGGTATCTGCTGCTTTCTTTAACAGTCCCATCAAATTTTCCTTAATGCTTCTATGACTCTATCATCCATCTCGATTCCAACCAGTTGATCATTAGTAATATATTTTAAAAAAACTAAAAATGGTTTTATTACTGGCCAGTGCCTTTCGTCTAATTTTACCTTCAACATATTGACCGAGTGTTCGATCCCAAATGCATTAAATATAACAATCAAGTGATTTAAAATTAAACGTTCAGAAAGATCTTTATCATCTAGATATCGATTTACTAAACGTTTTACATATTTAAATCGTTTCAAATCCTCGTAGAACTCATCAATGTCTGAGAACCGAGGGTTATAATAATGTTTTGCTGCATATAACAGCAGATTAGATTCAGTCAAATTGTCCATTATAAACTTATATATTATGAAAGTAAGTTCTTAACTTTACCTACTAAGGTTGACTTCTTTTGTCTACGATCTAACTCTACACCATGTTCTCTACCGAGTTCTTCAAGTTCTGCCTTTGACATATCTTCTAGGACATCATCTTCTACTACTTCAATAGGTTCTACATGTTCTTGTGCATGTTCTTTTGCACTAGTAGGCGACTCTGTCAAAGTTACGGCAGTACCCATGTATTCTGCAATCTCAGCTTCTGATATTTTTTTAGGTAGTAAGAGTTCACTGGTCTTTGGATGTTTCCATCCTTTTGGTGTAGGAACTGCATCTTTTTTCCATGAAGGAGGTTTTAACATTACTTCATTCCTTTCAATGCGTCCACAACTTTGTTTACCATTTTTTGATCACCAGATCTTACTTGGTCACCACCGTTGCGAGGTTTCGCAGGTTTTGTTACTTTACCTGCCTTTGATGCGTCATCATGTCCCTTTGCTTCAGTGTCATCAACTTCTTTAGGTTGATTAACCATATCTTTTGCACCCTTACCTTTTAACTTATCATCCATAGTTTCAGGTTTAGTTGCACCTTTGGTTTGTTTATTTTCTAACACCGCAAGGAGTTTTTGACGTATGGTAGATTCTTTTTGTTCCACTGAATTCTCCTTTGATCCTTTATCCAACTTAGGATTCATTTCTACATCACCTTCTTTGTCTTTTTTAATTGATTTAGAAATTGCTTTTCTTCGCTTATGTAAATACTTGTCACTAGAATCGACATCACCATCATTATCGATGTCTTTGTCTTTACGATCCTTGTGTTTACCTTTTAGTGCGCCTTTGTCTACAGCATCCATTGCTTCTTTTACTTTCTCTATCCAGTTTTTACCATTAGGGTTATATGCGTTGTACATACAAGATTTATTTTCTTTAGTAGGTTTACGGTATTCGTCCCCACAATCTTTACAACACATCCCACTCATATCTTTATCTTCTTGGACATTGTTGGAACGAGATGCCCACTCGTTAAATATATTATTAAACATGTTTTCTCCTACATTAACATATGGGCAACATAAGTCCCAACAGCAGCAATAACTGCCGCGTATACTATTTTATTTATAAGGTTGACGGTACGTGCATTATCGTCAACCTTCTTCTCTATATCATCTAATTTAGATGAAAATCTATTCATTCTTTCCCAAGACTTATCCCTATAATCGTTATAAGCATCCATCTTCTCCTCAAACCGAGCAAGAGAAACAAGTACCTCACCCATCTTATCGAGTTTTACCTCGATACGATCTAGTCTTTTATCTGTATTCTCTGCCATCATTTTTCTTTCTATGGGTTCAATTGCTTTGGATCTGCATCCATGAATTCTCTTATAATGTATAGACCATCATCACTAACTCTAACTCTGAGTTCTTTACAACCTAGTCTAACAGAACCTGTATACTCGGTAGATTTACCACCACGTAAAGTTCTTTCAATAGTTCTTTTTGCTTTTAAACAATCACCTAATCCATCACGAACTGTATACTCTTTTAATTCCATGGGGTTGCCAAACCACATTAGAAGAATAAATGCATCTATTACCATTTTTAGTGTCCGTTATGTTTACTAGTAGGTTTCATCCCATTCATCTCGTGTACCATGTCCATTATATCGTTACGTACTTTTTCGTGCGCTGCTTCAAGTTGGTTTATTCGCTTTTCGTAAAACTCTAGTGTTAGTTTCTGTTGTTGATCAAATGGTGCTTGACCACTTTCTATTTCTTCTGTTAGTTTCTCAAGTTCTGTCGCTAAATGTTCAATTAGCATGTATTGTTCACTGTCTGCAGGTAGTGACCCCATTTCACCACGAGGCCACTTAATTCTAAACTCGGTATTAAATTCTAGATCTGCTTGCATCATAGTGATGTTTGTTTCGATCTGATTTAATCTTTCTACAATACCGAAGTATGCCCAAGTTGCAATTGATGCCGCGGCAATCATACTAATTATATTACGAAGTGGTAATGCTACCTCAGTATTTTCATTCACCTTTGTCGCCATAATTAAATTATCCTTTTCCTGATATGTACCCTGCTACTATGCCAACAATGCCTGTAATTGACATTTGAAGCAGTTCTACTATATTAGCATCGAGTTCGCCTCCGTGTTCCGATGCCATCATGAATTCGTCAACCACGATAAGTCCTAATAATCCCATAAGACCTACTACCATGATTAATACTGTTATGTCTTTTATTCTGTTCATTAGTTATCTACCTTTGCTCCCGAGCGCCACTGCCAACATGACCAATACCTCGCCTTTGTCTTTGGCCCAGGATTGTCGCAGTTGTGTCTGGCGCGAAATGATTTTCGTCTAGAAGGATCATCGCGTTTGATCTCCATATTGGGATCTCCGAAAGATACTTTCACAACGTTACCCTTCTCGTTCTTAACATAAACATAAAACTTCTTACTACCACCACGAGTTGGATTGTTCAGTGTAACCTTCTTACCTTGATACTCTGATTCTACTAGTTCTAAGTCATCATATAAATCGCATGACTCACAAACATCGTCTATATGTTCTGCAGTGAAATTCTTAAATGTATCACTTATTGCCATATTTGCCTCCAAAGTTTATGCGACTTGCAACGCTGTTCTGTCTTCCAGAAGTACTACCCTTGTTTGTATTGACTCTTTGTCTTGTTTGATTTGCGGTAGGTTTATTACCCATTATTTTATTGCCCAAATTTTTAAAGAAATTCTCCTGACCTGTTTGGCCTGGTGTCATTTTAGATGCTTTCTTTTTCGCCTCTGGTGTTCCCTCATCTGGTGCATAACTTTCTTTCTCAGGTGGTTTCTTCTTGAATGTACTCATACCGTCACCAGTAGACATACGTTTCATACCA